CCCAGAACATGCCTCAATGAGTATGGCGGCCGGGGTGATTCTGTGGTATGGAGAATTATCAAACGAATTAAGACAACTAGTTAACGCGTCAGGGTTATTTAAATGTAAAAATATAATGCAATTCAAAGAAGTGGCGAAAAGTATATCAGTCGAAGCAAAATCCTTACAAAATATTGTGAAACTAGATCTTCGTACAGTATTCGAAATAGACACGCTAATAAATAGGGTAGATGGTGAAGTTAACTGGGAGGCAGAGAAGGATCATAGAATAAACCCCAATGTCACCAACCTGGACTACGAAAGTGTATACAACGATGCAACGAACATATTCTTGTCTGCTTCAACCTGCGGGAGAGATCCTGTAAATATGACATGGGATAAGTACTGGGCTTCAAGGTGGCAATGGAGCGCAGCTGGAAGTATTCACTCGCAATACCCAGAAGATGAGAAGTATGTAGTACGTACTGACAGGAACCTTAAGAATAAATTTATTGCAATATCGAATATGCCTAGTTATAAGAGTGAACACTTTTTAAACAGGAGGCCTGCTCTTCACGCTTGGGCGTCAATAAAGTATGAATGGGGTAAACTAAGGGCAATCTACGGTACAGACATAACAAGTTACATAGTGTCAAATTTCGCATTCTATAATTGTGAAAATGTGCTGCCTAGACGATTCCCGGTAGGTAAAGATGCAAATGATGCTAACGTAGTGAACAGAGTAGCGGGAGTGCTGGCAAACCGTTTACCATACTGTCTAGACTTTGAAGACTTTAACAGTCAACACAGCGTATCTTCGATGAAAGCAGTGATACATGCTTATGGTGACGTATTCAGAAACTCATTCTCAGAAGACCAATTAAAAGCGGTAGAATGGACTGCAAACTCATTAGATGACATGATAATAAACGACAACCTGGGAACTAAAAGTCAGTATAAGTCAAAGGCTACTCTGCTGTCAGGCTGGAGGCTAACTACGTTTGTTAATTCAGTGTTGAACGCAGTGTACACTGACAGGATATGTAAGGGATTCAAGGCAAAGGGGTCAAGTCTGCATAATGGAGATGATGTCTTAATAGGTACCATGAACTTAGCAACTGCTCAAGCGTCAATAAGGCTAGGTAAACAGTTTAATATAAGAATACAACCTTCTAAGTGCGCCTTCGGAGGAATAGCCGAATTTCTAAGAATAGATCATGCAAGAGGGAGTAAAGGACAGTATTTGACAAGAGCTGTCGCAACACTAATGCACTCACGAATTGAATCAAAGTTGTCAACAGACATTAGAGACTTAACCGAGTCTATGGAGAACAGATTTTCAGACTGTTTGAACAGGGGTATGTCAATTGATACAATAACAAAGTTAAGGCATATATATTATTTGAGACAGTCAATAGTATGCAACATGAATATTGAAGACATGTATATGATTAAGTCAATACATAGAGTAGCCGGAGGTATATCTGAGTCGCCAGACTCAACAGTAACAATGTCTGTAAGAAAGGGGGGTGTGATAAAGGCAAAGCTAGAAATACCAAAACTACAGGGAGTATATGATTATTCAGTGCAAGTGGCAAAAGAATTAGAAATGGAAGACAAAGTGGAATATATTGTCAATAGAATGTATAAGGCGACTTATGAAGCTGTTGCGCCTAGGAATAAACAAGTTAAAATTGTTTTGAACGACGACGAGCAGTGGTGTTATAACGTAAAGGCCATATACAAAGCATTCAAGGGACAAATACAAACGGCAGGATACGGGAAAGCTGCGCTAGTAGGAATGGCACTAGATGTGATACAAAAGTCACAAAGTGATACAACGCTGAAAATGGCACTGGCAAGATCCAAAGATCCGATTAAATTACTAAGATTTTTAATATAAC